TCTACATACTTTGAAAGAGTTTGGGCAGCTTCGGGATGCCTGTCTTCTTCGATTAACTTCTTTGCTTCCTCTAGGAGAGAAATAACCTACCTCTTCGGCATGTGAAAACCAGTCGTAGTCTTCAAATATCTGTATTCCGGGTCGTTCAACTTCCTGTAAACGGCCTGCGTGTGATCCTTGTTGTAGACGTTGATTCCGTCTTCGTTCAGCCACTTCTCTATGATGACATTCGGGATACTCGCGTAATGCCACCAATCCTTCTTTATTCCCCTCTTTGAGTAGTCCGTGTCCAACTGTAGGAGCTTGTTCCTCTCCAACAGCGGGCCTACATCTTGAAACGTCCCGATGATCGTTGTATCGGTTAGGGGGTCGTAGTCGAATGTAGTCGTAACCCCAGTTAGGGGTTCGTAGTCCAAGATTCTCTTAGCCAAGAAAAAGCCCCGGGAGTTATTAGCCCCCGGGGCATCCTTACGTTACGCCGTTACGCAGTCCGTGACCTTGCCGGACGCAGCCTCGTTGAGAGACTTCAATCCGTATTCAGCCAGGATCATGCGTTTATCCGAGTCCCCGACTTTCGCAAGCGGGATGCTCTGGAACGGACGCAGGTAGGCGACTTCCCAGTATTCAAAGTCCAAGACACAGACCGTCCGGTCTCGGTTGAACCTGTTGGGAATGATCTTCAACGCCCCGAAGTCCGACTGGTAGGCATCCACCGCAGCGATGAGGGTCGCTTGACCTCCCGCTTTCTGGAAGATGTTGTTGGTCATCCCAACCAGCCCCGAGAAGGCCGAGAGCTTCACCTTGTTATAGGGGCCGACCATGATGGTGTCGGGATTACCACCCGCAGTCCAGCACGCCCGGATGATGGCTTGGACGTTGGCTTCGGTTACGGTCGCCGTGACGGTGTTATCCACCGGGGCGACAACACCCGTAGTCGAGAAGCCGTGCGAGGCCGACGCACCAACCGAGACGCCCTGAGTGGTCCAGTTGGACGACATCCAGGACTCAAGGGAGGCGGTGACACGCGCAGCCGCAGTCGTACCCACGACATACGCGGTGTTCTGCGTCAAGCTCGTTTCCATGTCGCGCTTGAGTTCCTTGCCCTTCTTAACGAGCTGGTAGGCAAGTTCGTCCGCACGACCCGCAGGGTTCATCGCTTGCTGAGTACCCGAAACCTCGAAAGTCTTGCTCGAGATCTGAACCGTGTTGAACAGCCGCACGGTCGGGACAGCGGTCGCGGAACTCGGGGTGTCGCCTTCAAGCTGCGCGTTGTTCGCCGCGGTTGCGAGGGTGTCGGTCTGCCATTCAAAGTAACGATTGGAGACCTTACCGCGCTTTGCCATCGACATAAACGGCGTGTCGGTGGGCGCGATGTTGTAGATCATATTGGACAGGTCTTCCCTGTTACCAATAGCTTCATAGGTAGTAAAAGTACCGGCGGGTGAGGCCATAGCAAAACTCCTTTATTATTTTTGGCGCGACTCGCGGGCAAGCATCAGCTTGGCCAACGCTACTGCGTCGCTTTCTTTTCCTGATTTACGGAGTTGTGCCATTCCGGTTTTCCACTGGTCTGCGCTCGCGTCCGGTTTCTCCGCCGTCCCTGGTTTCATAACCTTGGGGGCTTTTGCGGTAGAACGCTTTTCCACTGAGGGCTTGGCTTTCTGCAAAGCGTCGTACTGCATCGCTTTCCAGAGCACTTTGATCGCTCTGTGGTCGGTGATGGCGTTAACTTCTTCGGGTTTGAACCCGTACTCCACTCCTGTTTTCAGAATCTTCCCGTAAAGGTCGTTATTCCACCCCGGGATTTCTGTTTGCAGGACTTCAACTGACTCTTGTGCTGCCTTTCTTTGATTCGCTTTGAACTCTTCTTCCCGCGCTTGGTTTATTTTCTGCCTCTCGGCTTGGATTTGAGCAAGCTGTGCGTTGACGTTCTGTACCGCTTGGTACTTCTGCGCCCACTCTGCGGGATTCTCTGCTGCTAACTTATTCCAGTCTGTAGACTGCATCTCGGGAGCTAACGTGTGCCACAAGACCTGTTCGGCTTGTTGTAGCTTCTCGTCGTACTCCTTCAATTTAGGCTCTACGGCTTCCTTGATCTTCTGATTGACCGACTCCTTTTCTCTTGCGAGTTGGGCGGTCTTCATGCGGAAAGCACGCTCGAGCATGATCCCCTTCTCTACTTCCTGGGGACTTAACTCGACTTCTACATCTGAGCCGTCTTCGTCCTTGACTGTGAACTTTCTCTTGAGGCTTTGAATCTTCTCCCAGTCCCATTCGGGTTGTTGGGATTCTTCATCGCCCTCCTCGGCTTTGGCTTCTTCCTCACCTTCCGAAACCTGCTCTTCAGCTTGGGCTTCCTCTGGTTTGGCTTCTTCCTCAGCTTGGGACTCTCCACCCTCTTCTGCCTTCAACATACCAGCAGCGAGGGTTGCTGCCATTGCGTCTACATCCGGCTGTGTTTCCACTTGGCCTTGTTCTTCTGCCACGGTTACTCCTTGCGCTCTTAGCGGCGCTCTAAACGAGGGTTAGCGGTATGCTCCCCCTAAAAAATCCTTCGCCCTTTGGGCTAGATTCCTTTGTTTGATGGTTTCCTCTGCAAGCCTGCCGGTTTCAAGATAGGTCTTGAGTTGACCGACTACGCTGTGCAGGTTGATGAGCTGTTGACAGAGCTTCTCCCTGAGCTCCGAGTCTTTAAAGGCCGATCTCTTGATACCCTCTAATAGAGCGTTTTCTACCTCTTTGACCGCATCAGAGAATCTAGGATTTTTGAGGATCGCTTCCGCTTCAGATGCTCGATTCAGCTCTTCTTCAGGTTCCACTCGGCCTCTGTTTCATTTGATCGGAGTGCTTGTGTAAATCCACTACATGACTCAAGACCTCAGACCCAAACTGCTGCTGTTGGTCAAGGTTGTGCATCCTGTTTTCCGAAACCATCTGTAAGACATCAATGCCCATCTGCTTCAGGGCGACTTCCCTGTCCCTCTCGGCATTCTGGTAGTCCAGCATCATCTTGGCGTACTTCTGCTGGTCGCCTTTAGCGGCCTTTTGAGCCGCCAGTTGAACTTTCATTAGATCAACATTCGGAGGAGGTTGCGGCGGCGGCAGCGTCTTCGGATCGGTGAAGAACAACTCTGCCTCTCTCGGGAACAGAGACTTGGCCGCTACGTGACCAATGTGGTAGGCGTTTTCCTCAGATACGACACGGCCAAACCCGGCTTGCACCATGCCAGCAGCAAGGTTTGCGAGGGTTTGAATGCCGTTAATGACAGTCTGCTGAGATCCAGTCCCCAGTCCGACCGTAATGGTCATGTTGAACTTGTTTCTCCACTCTCGAGGGTCAATCTCGGTCCACATCCCTCTCAGCTTCACCACCTGGGGCTTTTGCTGGTGTTTGGAGATCAACTCAAGCATCTTCCAGAAGAGCGGCTTTACGACCGTCTCAGCGAGGATGCGGGCCATTAGAGCAACCCTCTCCATCGCACCCGCTTTGTAGGCGTCTACGAAAGCAGCTTTTGCATTGATAGCGTCAGGGTCTACCGCATTCGGAAAATCCGTCGCTCCAATCCTGTTCTGTTTGACCTTATCGAAGTATTCAAGGAGGTTGTAGAACGGAGCGCCCAACATCGGGTTCTCGAGTCTTTGAACAGCTCCCAAAGTCTTCGCTCGGACGATTCCATTAGGCCTTACGGTCAGGAGGTCGTCCATGTTGACCATGCCGTCAAGGACAACCATACGACCGTTGTTCGCTACGTAAGCGTTGTCTAGAAGCTGCCTGGTGACCTGGGTCTTAATTTGCTGAATGTCTTTAACCAGGTCGTGGAGACTCAAACCATAGTGCTTGTGGGGCATCAAAATCGCTGTCCCGCCCACAATCGGGAGCCCGTCAAACTCTACGTTGTCTAGGAGAGTCGTTCCTACCTTCGTAACCTTCCTAAACTCGGCAATTCCATCGCCGTCAAAGTCTACAAACAGGTAGGCTTCGGACAACCAGACCCGTCTAGTCGTTGGATCGGTCGTATTGTCGGTTTTGTACGCATTCGCATCGTCGAAAAGGTTTCTCTCTACCCTTTCAAGGCTGAAATCTGCATTCGGAGAGTAGTCTGCGATCTCATCGTCGATGTCAAAGCCCATCTCGCGGATTTCGGAGATGGTTTTTAGGGTTCTATGCTCTACAAATCGAGCTTTCGTGAGGTCGTTAGGGGTTTCCCTCGAAATCAAGACCTCTTCAGGAGGGATGGGGTCGATACAGATCTTCCCACCCTCTTTAGTACGCCTGAAAACAGCCTTTTCGAAGACCTCATCGTTGTCTTCTGCTTTTACAGTCTCGATGAGCTCCAGTTCTTCGTCCTGTAGAAGCATCGCTGCTTCCATCTCGGTCAGGTCTGTGTAGGTTTCAATGCCTTGGTCTGAGTAATCCTCCCAGTAGACCTTTGCATAGCCGTTTTTCTGAAGTAGTGCGTCTTTGAACAGACAATACAGGGTCAGAAACCCGTTGTTCATCCTCGTAAAGAGGTAGTTCAGGTAGTCGGTAGCTTGTTGTGCGGCCGCTTCATCATCTGGATTCTGTGGTTCACACCTGACAATCTCATCTGTGGTCGTAAATATCGACATCAAAGACGGAAGAATGCCCTCAACCGAGTCTTTGACCTCGGTAGTGACGACTTGAGACCTGCCCTCAACCTCATTGCCATAGGGGAAGCCGTAGTAATACTGCATGGCTTCCCGGCGCTGCTCTGCTAAAGCGCCAGAGGTAGAGCTAACGCAGTTAGCCTCCTCAGACTCTATGAGTGCAATGAGTTCGTCTTCTGTCATTTCGGCCTTGTTCTTGTTATTAGTGGCCGGGAAGTCAAGTTTTCTGCTTCCCCATTCTCATCTTCATGGCCTTGATCTCGCCCTCGAGCCTGTCGAGTCTGCGCTCCAACTCACCGTTGCGAGAGATGTGCGCTATGTAGTTCTGACGGTATTCTTCTTTCGCTGCCTCTAACATCGAGATAATTTCTTTCCTGAATGCCCTTACTTCATTGGCTAACCATTGCATCAGAGAAACACCTTCTTCTTCCCGTAATCTATGGGTTTCGACCATTCAGTAGAGTTGTTCATGGTCTGACTGTGTAAGGCTGCGTACTGAAGGGCGTCTTGTAGGTGGGAGTAATCATTTTTATCCGGCATGTCTTTGAACCTCTCCGCACCTACAACTTGAAGCCTCTTATACTGATACCTCCCGTTGAAGCCCCTTCTAATCGTGTCGCACTTAGGGTCTAGTATGAAAGCGGGCTTCCCATCAACCATTCGCGTAAGGTACTTAGCAACCGCCTCCCTCCTACCAACAAAGGAGTTAGTAGAAGCAGGAACAGCCGCAATACCCTCTTCAGCAAGCTCCATAAAACAGGTTTTCTCGTCCGTATCACTACGTGACATCCCGGCTGGATCTCCAACCGCTTGAAACGAATACTTGGCATAGTTCAAAGCTAGAAACGGTTTGACAACATCCCTTGCGAATTGCCTGATCCCCATCTCTTTGGCAAATAACTCGTCCAATACCAGTAATTGCCCACGCGGCGAAATCTGGCAGATCGCGCAAGCAGGAGTAAGTCCGTAGTCGAATCCCAGAAGCAGGGGAAGGCCGGGATAAGGTGCGGCTTTCCTGCAATGCGACTCATCGTTGTATTCGGGATATACCGGTCGCCCGTCAGCGATGGTCCCGTAGCTTCCGAGTAGAAAGACTTTGATCCACTC